GGATTCCATTTAGCCTGATAGTTAAAATCAGCTGCCATTTGAATGGCATTTTCTACATAATTAGGAATCGCTTGTTGTTCTTTTGTTTGTTTAGGTATAGAAAAATCTTTCTTTTGCTTATTAGAAACTGTTTTCTTTTTTTCTAAGGCCTTGATTTTTTGTACTACTTCGTTTAACTCTTTTGAATGTTTTGCAAAAATACCAACATTGTAATTTAAGTCTTTTCTGTTTGACCAATCTTCTCCAAGTTCAGCAACTTTTTCTTTATTCTGTCTTTCTTTTAAATCTTTTAGTTCTTTTCTTGCGGCTGCCATTTCTTCAGCCGTACCAACAGTGACCTGCACTGTTTCTTTTTCTTTGTTTTTAGATAATTCCTGTTCAATTTTTTTGTTAGCTTCTTTTTGCCTTTGATCTATCTTATTAAGGATTTCTGTTTTAACTTCTTCTTTTGGTCTATTTTGTGTTTTAGATATCTCGTCAGCAAAAGCATCTACTGTTTTTTCTATGATGTCATCTGCTTTTGGTTTAACATTTTCTTCAACAATAATTTTAGGATCTATTTTTTCTTGTTTGGCAACATCTTTGAATATTTGTTTTTGACTGGGCTTCGGAGCACGACTCATTAAGTCAGCTAAAAGAATATGAGAACTCTCTTCAAATGCTTCTTTGATTTCATCTGGTTTAATAGTACGAGAACCAAATAATTTTTCTTCAATATCTTGGAGTTTTTCTTCTCCTAAATCTTTCCCCATCTCTTCTAAGGTAGCTCCAGTTATAGAAATAGGAACTTGGATAGGAAGGAAAGTTGTTTTTAAAGCAAGATCACCAAGAGCATAGGCTTTACCGATTAAGTCTTTAGATATATGCTTTCCTATTCTTGTAATAAAGTCATAGGTAGAAGTAGATTCTTCTTTTAATTTAGGAAAATCAACAACTTCGATTCCTGTCTTATCTGTTAACAAAGGAACGTCTGTTGTTGGCAGATCGGTGTTAAAACCAAAAAATTGTTTTTCTTCTTCAGAAGCTGGTATCTTTGCTTCTTCGGGTACTCCCACATCTCCATATAAATTTTTGACATCTTGAACAACTGTATCGATAACAGTTTTCATTTTTTCTCCACCCTCTTCTAGTTTATATTGAGGAACTCCAAATATTTCAAAATCACCTTTTTTCTTTTCTAGAAATGGCAATTCTTTAAAAGAAGTAGTTTCTTTTATTTGATTTGTTGCTGGTATGTCTGGTTGTAAACTTACATCTGGATAAGAAGAAAAATCAACTGATGGTTTGACTTTTTTTATAAAAGGCAGTTCTCTAATTTTTGGCTCTGCCATTATTAACCTCTATTTTGATCGTATAATTCGCTTACTTTTTCTTTTTTTTCTGGATCTAAACTTTCATAAAGTTTTTCTCCCATATCGTCTGACAGATCGTTCATCATATCTAAAATTGTTTGTGGAGAAAGATTTTGTGCATAGCTAAAGTTATTTTCTTTTGGTATAGGTTCTTGAGTCATTCCACTATCACCCGATGCTCCTTGTAAAAAACTAAATAGATCTCCACCACCTTTTTTCCATCTATTATAAGCATCTTCTTCTACACCAGATAAACTGTCTATTCCTTCTTCTTGTGCTTTTTTAATAACTGAAAGAGTAAAGTCAGAAAGACTGTCTTTTGTTGGTTGATCTCTTAGCTTGTCTGTTAGAACATCAAGACGTAATTGTTGTTGTTTTGTTCTTTGGTCTTGTGGAATCAAAGATAGTTTTTCATATTCTTTTAATTGTTTATCAAATTCTGAATCATCATCAGTATCAAGAGCGGAATATAACTGTAACCCTTGTAAGGCTCTAGCTAGATCAGATTCTTGTTTTTGTTGTAATCCTCCAGCAGCACCAGTCAAAGCACTAACAGCAGCTTGACCAAATGTTGTAGGGGTAGTTGTATATCCCATATAAGGTTGAATACGTTCTAATGCACCTAATAAACCAGCTTGTAGTTTTGTTTGTTGAGGTTGTAGTAATCCTTGAACGTCTTTAGAGCTTAAATTTAAAAACGGAGAAATGAGTGCTTGTTTTAATTCATCAATGACAGCCATTAAAATAACCCTCCTAGTAATCCACCACCGATAGCACCTAGTAATGGGTTACCTAAATATGAGCCTAACTGAGCACCACCTAATGCACCCCCTAAAAGGTTAGCTCCACCACTTCGATAAATAGGTGTTTGAGTTGTTTGTTGATACCCAGGTGTCATCCCTAGAGCGGATAAATATTGGTTTAATTTAGTATATGGTTTTTGTTGTTCAAACTCGAATCTTCTCATTGCATCTGTTAATTTAGCTTCTTCAAATGCTTCTCTTTGTTGACCAACATTTCCTAATTGTTGAATATCGTAATAGTCTGCTTGGGCAAGACCAGGAGCCATACCGAGTGCAGACATTTGTCTTTGTCTTTCTCTCTCATAAGCACCACCATAGATATCAGTAGCGATGTCTCCATATCTTTTACCAGCAGTTTCTGCCATTGCACCTGAACCATAACGACCAGCAGCAGCAAATTGAGAACCTAAAGTTCCTTGAGCAGATCCTGCAGCTTTTTCATAAGCGGCTTTTAAATAAGGGTTAGATTCTGGATCAAGAAATTTACCACTTAATATATCACCTACTTGTCCTTGTGCTTGTTGTAATAATGGGCTACCTGCTAATGCTCTTTCTTCTTGAAGTTTAAGAGCTGCTTCTGTTTGACCAGATAAAGGTACATAAGTAGCATCTGGGAAAAACTGGGGTGTTCCTGATTGAAAAAGTTTTTGTGCTTCTTTTAAAGCCTCTTCATAATAGGGTTTAGTTAGTGCAGACGGATCTTGGGTTACTGTTCCTGTCTGTAATTGTTGTGCTGATCCTTTACTCATTTTATTTCCTTTACAAAATATACTGCTTGAGGTTCATAGTCTCTCAAGATTTTTGTCCATCCTTTCCGACCAACAATCTCTAATCGTTGGCAATTATTCTTTTTAGCCCAGCTCTCTACTTTTTCCTTCATCGGATTGAGCCAGTTCTCTATATTTGAACCACCAGCTAAAACCCATCTCATTACCCTTATTTGAGGATAATCACAAACTTCAGTAACAAAGGAGGCTTCTATACCATCGTTCCAACTAATCCATAGTTGCATCCGATTTTCCTTTATATACTTCATTATATCATAAGAACTATACGATCCTTCGAGAGCTCTTGATATTTGGGGTTCAACTTGTGACCAAATAAATTCTAAATCTTCTGGATCTACTTGTACGCAGACGTTATCCGAATATGGCATATTTAAAAGTTCTTGTCGTTGTAGTAGAAGAATGGTTGATTGTTGCTGTACCATCTCCTATTCCCGTAATATACCAGTTTTCTGATGCAGAGTCACTACTAACAGGCATTAAAAATATGATGCTATCTCCACCTATTCTAGCGTCTGTCAAGGTAGTTGTTGTACTACTATTCGTTAAAGTAACCTCTCCTGTAGAGTTAATCTTTCCATCTCTTAATCCATTAATAGCATTAGCCGCTTGACGAAGATGCTCGTCTTTATCTTGCATATAAGTAGGTACGCTAAGATAGTTATAAGTAGGCATTATCTTTTACCTTCAGCAACTAATTCTACTTCAACTCCATAAGAGTTAGTAAAACTTCCTGTAATGTTTGTTTTAAAACGGTGATATCTTCCTGTCTTTCGAATAGGAGCATCACCTGAATTTGTCAGAGAAACAGTACTACTAAAACTAACTGATCCTCCTTGTTTATCTCTTGAACCTACTTGAACTGTTACAGTGCCACCATCAATAATAGGGCGAATATTTCTAATAGAAGATCTTCTTCCCTCCATATCTAATTCACCTGTTGTAAAAGAAGCAGTGTTAGGAGTTTCAGTAAAGACACCTAATTTATTATTATTATCAAAAGCAGAAAAAGTTATTCTACCTCCAGCCCAAAGAGGAGAGTCAAAAGAAACCGTTTGATTGTCAATACTACTATCAATGTCATCCATCTGTTCTAAAGTATATCCAGGTGTTTGAGCTTGACCTAATATTTGTAAACTAACATCTGCTGTAGTCCATCGTTGAGTTGTGTAGTTATACATAATTAATTTATCTAACAAACCATCAGATTCATTAGAAGCATAAGCCCATATCACTAAGTTATTGACAGGATCAATCCCACTAGAGATGCGATCTGCATAAGCAATGTTGTAATCATCAAAAAAGAATTTATTAATTTTGTTGGCACCAATCGGATTAGAAACTCTACCATCAAACATATAAAAACCATCTTCAGCAAGGTAATAACTTAAATGACCTAAACTACAAACACTACCAGGTTGACTTGCACCATGAGTATTATTGACTTTAGTAAATTGAAAGATTAAAGGAGTACCAACATAGTCTCCTCGAAAGATGGCATTTTGCATAAAGATAGTAAGAAATTCACCACCATTTAATCCTGTTACTGGGCCATGATCTCCCACTAAGTCTTGGAAGTCAGCTTGAGTTGATTGAGAGGGTGACCAATCAGTAGGATCATTTAAGGCAGACCAACGAACTCTTTGTGATTGATCTGAGTTATATCCAGAAACAACAAAGTCTTTAACGACAGTAACAAACTTAGCTTGAATAGCTACGAGATCAGAAAAAACAGTATCCGTTCCTACTTCAAACTTTTGTAGATTTTGTCCTAGTGCAGAAGCAATAACAGTGTTCCCAAAAATAGTAAATTGCCATTTATCAAATTGAGATACAGTATATCCACCTGATTTAGAAACATCACTGAAAGTAGAATTACTTAACTCATATAGTGTAGAACCGTCTCCAGCAAATACTTTTCTTGTTCCATCAACAGCAACCAAGTTAGCAAATCCTTGTGATCTATTATCTAAGGCATTAGAAAATGTAGCAATAGTATTTAGAGGTTTATATCCATCACCATAAGAAATAACATTATTCGCCTGTAAGCATCCAGGATTTCTGTAAGCTGGTAAGTCAGGTAATAATTCTCCAAATTTAATAAACGGCATTATTTAATTCCTCATAGGTTTCTGTGTTTGAACTGATTATATCACTATATGTTTCTGTTTCATCAGATGTTAGATCGGTATAAGTTTCACTAGCACTTGATGTTAATTCTGTGTAAGTCTCTGTATCAGAAGAAGTTAGGGTTGTGTATGTTTCTGAACCACTTTCTAAGACAGGGTATTCTCCTTTTATCACACCATTGTTTGTAGCACTGATAATAGTGTTAATGGTTTTACTAACCATTTGAAATATAGCACTTCCTAAAACACTCGTTGTAACAGCGGAACTAATAGAAGCTAAAGCAGAAGCAACGATACCAGCTAAGATACTAAAACTAAAAACAACATTAACAGAAGAATCTGCTATTCGTTGTCTAATCACATCTAATGATGTGGTAACTGCACTACTAATACTGGATGCAGCATCTCTAATTCTTACATAAGCAATCGATACTGAAGCAGCACTTGAAATAGATAAAGTAATATTCCTAATTCTGGTAAAACTAATACTGGTAGATGCTATAACATTAACGCTAGCACTAGCTAATATAGCAATATAAGCTAAAATACTTGTTGTAAAAATACTACTAATAGAAGCAGCAGCATCTCTTACTCTTTGATAAGCTATTGAAACGGAAGCAGCAACACTAATACTCGAACTTCCTGATAAAACAGCAATCGCATTACAAGTTGTACTTGCAACTGCATTAATAGTTTCGGTTATAGTTTTTATAACCGAAGGGAATGCTGTGGCAGAAACAACAGAAGAGGCCGAAGCACTACCATCAAAGATGGTGGCAGTTTGCCAAATATCATTATCTAATGAATAGGGTAATACATCTAAGGATGTGTACCCAAAAAGGGTATTTATTTCTTCAAGAGTAAATGGGCCTGTTCGATCTGCCATAACATTATGCTACTGTAATTGTTAGGTTACCAGATGCGATTTTAAATACGTCTCCTGTTTCTATTGTTTTAGAGCTTGTTAAAGCACCATGAAACAATAAATTACCAGCTGTTGACGCATCGTATATTCCGAAGTGCGTAACAGTTCCGTAGTTTGCTGTTGCTTGACTAAATTCTATATCAGCACTGTTTGAAGTTGATCCACTGGAGGCAGCACCAAAAGTAGCTGTTTGTCTAGCATAAGCAGTACCAGAAGTTGTGACTTCTGTACCACTATCAGCATCAGTAGGATCAGCAGTAAATAATGCGACATAAACATTAGTCGGAGCAGTTGTAGAGGCAGTACCTAAAAAATGATCTAGGACTTTATTCTCTAAATAATCACTTGCTGCAGACATTGTTTATTTCTCCTTATGGGTTTGCTGTATCGTTTTTCATTGCAAAAGCAGTTCTACCAGAGTATCTGCCTTGCTCATCATCACGATTAATTAATTGAACCGCCTCATTAAAGAGACTCATCCAAACTGTTATTCTTTCATCATTTACAATATAGGGTTGAGCTTCTAATAAAGCACCATATAAGTAAACTTGAGGGTAACTTGCTAATAAATAATTAGAAGTATTCTCTGCTGATAATGCGGGTATCTTCGCATAGTAAGAAATCTTTAAGGTATAATTAGAATCAGGAATAGGGGATAATTGAAACTCATCACCTGTAATGGTGTATTGAGAAGGAGTACCACTTGTTTCTTGTGTATTCTCTAATTCAATCTGATTTGCATTAACGTAGTTTAAAACTTTATTAGGGTTGCTATCAATAAAGATTTGAGTTGCTTCTAAAAAGTCATTAGGTAAATCAACAAAAGCATCACCAGAAGTTAGAGTAGTCGATACACGTTTTTGCATTGGTCTAATACGAAGAATACGATTTAACTTAGCTTCGGTTAAAGTAATGAAATCTGGAATAACAGAAGTGAGATCTGATCTATTCAGATAATTACCAATACTCGTTTTGAGTTCGTTGAATGTTGTTAATGCCATTAGATCTTCTTATCTGTTACCTTTAAATATTTATTGTCTGGATCATTTAAGAAACGAGCAAATGCCACACGATCTTGGACTTTGCCTGTCTTAGAGATAATCCCTGTTTTTTGCATATTATAAAATACTGTTAAAGGAATACTCGCAACATACTTAAAATCTTTATGTTTGTTGATGTCGTGTTTTTGTAATTCCTTATTACGATCTATAATAGGTTTTGCATCAATTTTATCCTCGATGTAATACTTATCAGCAGCTTCATCAATATAGAAGTTACTTTCAATTACATCACCAGGATTAGATAGTTTTAATTTTTTAGCCATTGATTGCTTTGTTAATCATATCTTGAATAGCGTCTTTTTGATTACCTTTAGTTTTCATCATCTTATTGGCTTTAGGCATATCTCTTTTGCTAATCTTGGCTTTACCACCAGTTTGTGGGCCATCTTGCATGACAGCAGATTTCTTAGAACCTTTTTTGTAAGATGCACCTTTATCAAATACTTTCATTATTGCTCCTTTGTTTTTAGTAGGGTGGGGGAAATCCCCCTACCCTTTGATTATACTATATAACTTATGAAGTTGTACAGTCAGCTACAAGTCCAGAAGAGTCAGCGTTTCTAGCAACAAGAGTGTACTCAGCTAAGAGTAGTCTCTTATCGTTATCACCAGAAGATGCTAAATCTTTGGTCTGGAAAGGGCGAAGGAAAGCACACTCGAACATGTCGGATTGCAATACAAACGCATCTCTTTCTCTTTGGAATCGGTTAGGCACTACGCTTAACTCACCAAAGTCTGATACATAAATATCAGCAGTAGCCACAATAGTTCTATCTTCCACGTTCTTGTACTTAGTAGCACTTCCTGTGAAGCCAGAGAACTTCTGTTTGTTGAATGGGCCAACCATAATCATATCTGGATCGCCACCATCTTGGTAACACTCTAGGATAACTGCTTTTAAGTTATCTTCTGAGAAAGCTACTAATAAGTCAGAGTCAGTAGCAGTATCAGATCCGTCACCAGTTGGATCAGCACCAGGTGTTGATGTACCAGCAGAACGTACTGCGTTAGTTAACCATGAAGGTAAACC